TTTGGAATTTCGTGCCAGTGACGCGTACGCGCTGCACCAGGCGCCTAGGGTTTACGTGGCGTGGATGTACGGGTTTATACCCGTGCTCCGCACCATTCAGCCCTATGAACCTGGTGTGTGACGTGGCCCTGTGCCATTGACAGGGGTGGTGTGTGGCAGGTCTTCTGCCCCAGACCATCCGCGGCTCACTGTTAAGAGGCACCAGGGCAGCCACAAACCTCGGAAAAGCGTCATTTTCAATGGTGTTCACACTGGCACCGATTTCCGGGTGTTTGAAAATACCATTGACGCAGCTGAATGTGCTGTAAAGGAAAGGGTCTTGTGGGCTGAGGGTCCACCAGGCCACTTCCATGCACCAATTCAGCCTACTGTGAGTGTGCACGACAGATTGAGGCCATTCTACCGTGCGTTGAAGTGTAGGGCTACCAAGACCACCCCGATGACGTTTCAGCAATTTGCTGATTCATACCAGGGTCGCAGGCAGCTCATATATTCACGCGCCGCGGCTGACCTTGATCTGAAGCCGTTTCGTGATAAGGACGCTGTGGTGAAGGCTTTCCTTAAATACGAGAAATATAACTTCAAATACGGCTTGAAGAAAGTGGTCCCTAGGGTGATTAGTCCCAGGGGGCCCAGGTATACTGTTTCTCTGGGTGTTTTTATTAAACCAATAGAGAAGCGGATTTTTAACATCATTAACCATGACTTGTACAAGACACCTGCGATTCTTAAAGGCTTGAATTCTAAGGATCGCGGTACGATCATCCGGGCAAAGTGGGACCGGTTCGCCGATCCCATCGCCATTGGACTGGATGCGAAACGATTTGATAGGCATGTCACAAAGCCTATGTTGGAGTGGGAACATTCCATTTACAAGTTGTTTTATCCAGATGATCGCCATTTGTCACGGCTTCTCCAACTGCAGTTGCGCAATAAGGTGTATATGAACTTACCAGATGGCAAGCTCAGTTACACCACTATTGGAACCCGCATGTCAGGGGACATGAACACTTCACTTGGTAACTGTGTGATTAGCGTTGCTATTTTATACTGTTTCTCCCGGTGGGTGTCTGTTCCCATGGAGATTTGTAATGATGGTGATGATTCCGTTATCATCACTGAACGGAAGTATGAATCTCGGATACGTTCGCAGCTGGAAGGCTATTTCAGGGAGCTGGGTTTCCTCCTTGAGGTCGAGCCTACTGTGGATGTGTTTGAGAGGATTGTCTTCTGTCAATGTCAACCTGTTTGGACCACTGATGGTTATATCATGGTGCGGGATCCTCGAGTGACCCTTACAAAGGATTCCATATGCCTTTTGGATTTGAGAGGCGCCAAGCAGTATGCAGGCTGGCTGAAATCAGTCGGGTTGTGTGGGCTATCATTGGCTGGAGGTATACCTGTTGTCCAGGAATACTACGCTTGCTTTGTGAGGAATGGAGAAGGGGGCAGTCCCTTTATCGCTCCTCCCATTGAAGGTGGTTTCCAAATGCTGTCTCAGGGCATGGCCAGGTCCTACAGCCAGATTAACCCCAGAACCCGATATTCATTTTGGCTCGCTTTTGACATTGATCCCGCGGAGCAGGAGGCCATTGAAGAGTATTACTCCAATTTGATGTTGAGCACCGAGTTGGATCCATATGGGCTTCCTTGCTTCGTTCAGTTACCTATCAAATACTAATTCGCCCGAAGGCGTTAAACTACCTGCTCGGAGAGCATTGGGTCCCCGTCTTAAGCCCCAAAACTGATACAGTGCTAAACAAAATGCCAAGAGACTGCACGGCGGCACGATAGTTGACGGGGATGAACAGTCCCGGTTTTCATACGGCATCCAATACTATGAAAAAGAAAAATAATGGAAAACGAAAGAATAACAAACGTAAGGGTCCCTCAGGGAAGACTCCTTTTGCTGACGTTGGTGGCATTGTTGGCAATGCTCTCAGCGGTCTCACTGGACTCAATCTCTCTGGGGCAGGGCGGTGGCTTGGATCTGGAATTGGATCCATTTTTGGCAGCGGAGATTATACGATCACAGGAACAACTCCTAAGTACAATGTACTTGCTGGACAAACACCTAAGTTCGATACTACCCACTCGACCAATATCATCTCCCACAGGGAGTACCTTGGAGACATCCAGGGTGACACCCCATTCATCAACCGGGACTACCCATTAAATCCGGGTATGGCCCAAACATTCCCGTGGCTATCCACTATTGCTGCTGGTTATCAGCAATACAGATTCCACGGTATTGTGTTTGAGTTTCGCCCTCTTGTCACTGATTTTATCACTTCAGGATCACCGGGTGTGGTTGTTATGACCACGAATTACAACCCCGATGATGCGTTGTATGGATCCAGACAGGAGGCTGAAAATGCGGATTTCGCTGTTAGCACTAAACCAACAATGGGTTTGATGCACCTCATTGAGTGTGCGTCTGAAATCACTCAGTTTTCTTGGTACAATGTGCGCAGCGGGTCTCTTACCACTGGCATAGACAAGCGGGCTTACGATTGGGGCACTTTCCAGTTCATCTCACAATTGAATCCGAATCAGTTGCTGGGTGAGCTGTGGGTGTCTTATTGTGTGGAATTCATTAAACCCATTCTACCATTGACACGTGGTATCAGTGTTGATTACAGTTACCACGCGTACCGTTCATCAGTGACGGCCGCCAACCCACTCGGCACAGCTCAGCTGTTCCGAACGGGTGCCATGGACGTAACTGTTACGGGCACCACTATCACCATCGGTTTCATCCCCACCAACATGGTGTTGCATGTCATCATGTTTGTTGACTCAACCAACACCGCTACCACTGACCTCAAAGGTGCTAGCGGGGTTGTGGGTGCGGAAGTAGAATATGATTTTGGGTTCAATGGTGGCTTGTCCCCATCGGCGCCATACCTCGCGACTACTGGAACACTCTCAAATCGTTCTGCAAGCATTGCATCTTACAGAACCACTGCGTCAGAGGTGGTTTTGACTTTTCCAACCACTGGGGTTTTCCCAGCGGCTTGTAATCTCAACTTACTGCTGACGACCGCATCTGTCTAGATGCAATTTGCCCGAAGGCG